CAACAGACCACTCGACGCCATCGGAGGCTGGGCGCGTTGGGGGAGCGGCAAAACCGCCCCGGCGCCATCGGTAACGTCAGGATTGACCTCCAAATACGGCCAGTTCTGCGTATTAGCGGTCTTCCAGCACGTTTCATAGCCCTCAAACTGCCCGCCGTAGCCGATGAAAGGTGCTTTGGGGGCCAGGGCAAGCATTTCCGCCTCTTGGCTGACCCAATAGTTGTACATCCGCTGCGCGTCCTTGGCATTGCGCACCAAACCGCTGATGTACAACCGACCGTTGATTAGGAACTCATTGCCGATCAACCTGACTACCGGAATCCACTTGCCAGCCCAATCACGCTGTTCAAGAATCTCGAAGCCGTTGGTCTTGATCCACTTGATGACGCAGACCTGAACGTCGCGGTCCCTGATCGGCAGCATCCCCATCGAGCGCATCTGCTGGTCATGGGGAGAGCCGTTGAACGCGGTCATGTTCCCCGCGTAAAGGTTCAGCGTCTTCTTGGTATAGGTCTTGTAGAAATACTCCGCAATGCGGATGGTGTCCGCGCCCAACCACGCCCCGAACGACTCATCGCCCGTTCCCTGCACCTGCAATACGGAAACCGGGCATGCGTTCGGATAATCCCGCTCGTAGGTGGTCTTGAGGATGTCCTCGGCGATGAAGCACCACTCGGCATCCTGTCCGCAGAGGTCCTGGATGGTCGGGTCCATGTAGACCGAGAACGAATTGCGGATGCGCCCGATCTTGATGTCCTGGTCGAACGAGGTGTCATCGCAATACTCGGTCAGGATGCGAGCGTAGCCCTCGCCGTAGGTCACCTGATTGTCACAGGCGGTTCCGTAGGCCACGTCCGCGTCCGATGCGTACTCGATGTAGCGCACCATGCCGTCGTAGACCTCAGCCACCTTGATATCGGCGTCATCGGAAGCCGGGATCACCTTGCCGGCGGGTCTGTTCTGTCGCTGCTCGTTAGTGACCTGATGAATGTGCTCGGGCAGTTTGTTGATGGTCAGGCAGGGCCGGGCGTTGATGGTCTGCCCCTGCACCGCGCCACGGGTCGCCAGCACATCAGCGGGCCACTGGAACTGGTTGTCGGGGGAGGCGGCGGCGAAGCGCAGATCGTCCAGTTCGTCGTCACGGCTGTCGGACAGTGCCCCTATCGCCATCGTAAGGCGATCACGGGCCTCGACGAGGATCTTCCGATCGGCTGCGGACGGTTCGGGCATCAGTATCTCGGTGCGGCGACGGCGTAGGGCAGACTGCGAATCTTCCGACCGCTGAAGTGCCACGCGATGATCGCCGCGAGGTGCCGGGAATGGTGCCAACGGTACTGAATGGGTGGAGCCTTCACTTCTTGCCCTTCATGGCCTTGCGTTGCACCGAGTAGGCGATCGCTGCGGCCTGCTTGGGTGGCTTGCCGGCCCGCACCTCGGCAGCGACGTTCTTCTTGAACGCCGCGGGGGTCTTCGACTTATCGAGAGGCATAACCTTTACCTATCAGTGACTGAGCCAGCCAACACTGGCGTTATTACCGTGGGAAGCGTAGACCTGACGCGTTTGCTTGTCAATTCGCTCTTCCCGGTGGGCTACCGGGTGGGCAAACGTCACCGCCAACGCGTCCGCAGCATCCGGCGAGGCCAAACCTCGCGCCCGCATCTCCTTCTTGCCCTCCAGCTGGATCGCCCCGCTCGAAGTGGCCTTCTTCTGCGGCCCGGACAGGTCGGCCTTCAACTGCCGATCATCAGGCAGGTGCCCCGTCTTGAGCCAGTCCTTCATCGCACCCCAGATCTCGGCCCGCTTGTTGACGAACGCCTTTGGGTGCTTGGCCTTCCAGCCGAAGTTCACCCCCCGCACCTTGTACCGCTGCTCGGTCAGCCGGTCCAATATCCCGTAGCCCAACCCACCCTCGTCGATCACCGTCAGGGTGGGACGGTACTCCTCGATCGCATCAATCACCCGGCCGACGATCTCCATAGTGTCCTCGCCCCGATACCGCTTGATCGCCTTCAGGTCACGGCCCTGCCTTACTACAATCACCGTCGAGTCCAGACCCCCCCGCGCCGGGTCCACCCCGATTACGATGGGAGCACTGGTATCCTTCCACGCCTCGCGCTGCACCGCAGCATCCACCAGGTGCGGGGCAATGAACTGGTCATCACCCTCGGACGGGAACTCCCCGTAGACCTCGACCCGGGCCTCGAACGAATCGTCCCCGTACTCCAGCAGGATCTGCTCGTAGAACGCGGTGTCGGTGTCCTCCACCGTCCGGGCGTCGATCTGGTCGGCGCTCCAGAAGTCCCGCTTGGCATGAAAACACTCGAAGAAGTAGCCGGTGTTGCGGCGCGGGTTGCTGAACGCTAACCAAAACCGATCAGGAATCTTCTCGGTAAAGAACCCGCTGGCAACACTCCAAATCGAATCTGGAATCCCGCTGGCCTCGTCGAAGATGACCAGCATTCCATCGTGGTTGTGATTCCCCGCGTAGCCGTCAGGGTTCTCCTCACTCCACAACTTCCCCTCGGCGCCCCAGTAGCGGGTGCCCTTCTTCAAATCCCTCTCCACCAGCTCGGCCAGCCACGTGGCCGGCACCAGCTTGGTCGCGCTGATGTCCCACCAGTGGGCGTTGATCGTCATCGTTGACCACTTGGCGAGTTCGCCCCAAGTCACGCTGCGCAACTGGTTCTCCGTGTTCGCACTGACGATCACAGTCGATCCGATGCGGGTGGTCAGCATCCACAGCATCAACCACGCCACCAGTGCGCTCTTGCCCACACCCCGCCCGCTCGCCACCGCCTTCTGCAGCACGGTCATGGCGTCGAGGTCCTTGTTCTTGCGGATGTGCTCGGCGACCTCCCGCAGCACCTTCCTCTGCCAGCGCCGCGGTCCCTTGAAGCGTTCCAGCGGGGTGCCCTTCTCGCCCCACGGAAAGGCATACATCACGAACCGCTCGGGGTCATCCTTGATGTTCGCCGACCACAGGCGGCTCATCAGGACCTGCTCGTCCTCCGGCGAGGACAGGATTTTCTGGACCATTCATCACCCTCGTGGATGCAGGGGCTTAACCCCCCGCCGACCAACCATAATCCCACACCCTCTCACCGTCAACCGCAAATAATCCTTGCGCTTCCCCCAATCTGGTCTATGCTTCCTTCAGGGGACTACCCCGGTCCAGCAGCGGCAGGCCACATACCCAAGCCATAAACGACCCACCGGGAAACCGGGAGAGAGCGACAAGCGGCGGGCAAATTCCCGTGAGCCAGCGCGAGAGCGAACCGGCCTAACTGCGACGGCAACGTACCTCTCCCCTCCATCTGCTCACCACAGACAGGGCCAGAGTCGATAAACCAGGTGTGGCAGGCGAACAAATCGCCTTCGTACCCCATCTCCACGGGGTAGGTCCTTTTGACCTCTCCACCCATCATTCCCCCTCCAACAGCCGCGTCTCCTCATGCTCAATCAAACGCCCCTGAGCCGCCAATAACGCCGCTGTAATACTAATACTCTGATTCACCTCCAACACCGCCCCATACCGCTTCCTGTTCATGTTCCCCGCATCCCACTTCACCTTCGCAAACTCCAACGTCTCCCGCCCTACATCCTCCACCCCACCCCCACCCCCAACCATCACCCTCTCCACCCGCGCATCTACCCCCAAACCCCTCGCCCTCCAATACCTCACACTCCTCTCCCCATCCCCCTCCACCCACCCCCGAAACCTACCCACCATCTTCAAAAACTCCCCCTCCCCATCACACCCCAACATCCCCGCATACCCCCTCAATACCCCCTCCGCATACCCACCCCCTGCTACCTGCTCCACCAACGAATCAAATATCACCCCAAACCGCTCATACTCCAACTCCCGCACCAACCCCGGCTCAACCACCATAGCTGTCACCAACGCCTTTTGCCACTTTCCCATCCCTAAATCCTACCACCACCACCCCAAAACAAAAAATTGTCCACAGAATAAATCAGCACCAATCAGACAAAAAAGAGTCGGCCCCACATAACAAACAGTGCCCGGCTTCACATAACAAAAATTGTTCACGGGGGCCACCGTGACCATTGCCCGCCCCGTGCAGGCCCTCACTCTCCCCCACCTCCGGCCCCGCCGGCGGTCGGCGCGATCCGGTCGCTCCCAGGTTCAAGGTGGCCCCGCCAGTGGTCAACAGCGTGCCGACCGACCAGCGCCGTCTAGTCCGGGTGGCTGATAGTGAGTACTCACTAACAACAGTTCCTTGTGGCCGATAGTGAGTACTCACTAACTACGCGTGAATTGGTCAGCTGCAGCTGGATGAGCGCTCGGTCGACTGACCGTATCGGCCCTGGCGAGGGCTGGCTCCATCCCGTTCAGCATCCTCCCACTCTGGCGTAACGCTACAGCTGGACTACCGTTCGTCGGATGGTCATTGCATAAATGACCCATTGGGTTATGATGAAACTGTAACACATGCCGTTTAATCACACAGGAGAATGAACCATGTCAGTAACACATACCAATGGTGCGCCACGGATGTTTACGATATTCGCGCAAGATGACCGCAAGGTTAAACCTACTCCGATCGCGGTCAGGGGAATGACACGCACTGATGTAATGGCGCTCAGCTACGGGGCGCATCCGGCAATCATTCTGAACAATGGCAGGCTTGGTGCGGTCAAGGTCAACGGCGCCCTGCGTACCT